TCCTCTCACCATAGTCTTCGTGGCAATTCATCGGCACGCGCACCATCGCGTGTCGATGGATGGCCTAAATGTCGGCTTGTGGCACGTCACGACATATTGCGGCGCACCCGAGCGTGCTGAATTGGGCGTCGGCTTTTGGGCTACTCTGGAAGCCGATTGCCATGTTGCCAAGGTAGCTGGCGAGAGTCGCCACTCAGCATCAACCCATGTAGCTCGACCGAAACACGCGCCGGCTTCGCTGCTCCGGTCGACGTCTGAGCACGCCAGCAATGCTGGTGGGTACCGCGTCCGGCTCTGTCGCCAGTTCATCTCCCACCGCTGCAGGTCGGCCGACCTGCTGCTCTAGATCACGCCACATGGCCTCGGTCCAGCGGTCGGCGCCAGCGATCCAGGCAGCGGCCCGCGCGTAGACGCGACAGTCCAGCGCCTCGTTTCTTTCCCGCAGTTTTTGCCATTCGAGCCGGCTGAACCCGCGCTTGGTCTTGACGGTGACCAGCTGCTCGCCAACGAGCTGCTTCACCCATTCCGCGTCGGCGCCGCGCGGCAGGTGCACGTAGCCCGCCGGATAGCTTGCGCCGGCGGCAATCTCCTCGTCGGTCGGCGCCGACAGGCGCAGATAGCGATAGGTCTCGCTCTTGAAGGTCGCGACCGCAATGGTCCACAGCCGCGCGCCGCGGCGCAGCTTCTTGCCACCTTCTGTGACGTCGACGTGCGTCGGACCCACGACCGGTGCCGCGCGATTGAATCCTTCGACGCCCTTGATCGGCGCGACCTGGGCGTGGCCGGCCTTGCGGGCCCAGGCATAGACGGCGGGCGCCTCGTAGCCGGTATCGATCGCGAGCTTCGCGATTCCAATCCGCGTGCCGTGCGCATGCAACCAGGTCCGATCGAGGAGGAGCCCAAGCTCTTCCCAGGTCTCGGCGTGCTCGGGTCCGCCTTCGACCACGATGTGGTCGACGAGCCAGCTTTCGAGACCCCGTCCCCAGGCCCAGACGTCGACCTCGATGCGGTCCTTCTGGACGTCGGCGCCCGCCGTCAGGAACAGTCCTCCGCTCGGCACCGTGCCGATCTGCCACGTCTCCCGGCGCTCATAGAGGCGCTGCCAGTCCGGCGCCTCGCCGGTCTCGACCCACGTCTCGCCGAGAACGCTGTTCTTGAAGCTGCGCTTCGCCTCGTCGGTCCCCTGCGCCGCCTCCCACATCCGGGCGATGTCAGCCCAGGAAAACCAGCCGACCGGCGAATACAGCGCCGAGAGATGAAAACCGATCGTGCCGGGATCGGTGCCTTCCGCGGTTGGCCGCCACTCGCCCGCCTGCAGCATGGCCGACTTGTGGTGCTCCTCGATGCGGCCTTCGCAGGCGCTGCATTGGTAATGCGCGCTCTCAGGCCTCCCCTTGTCCCAGCGCAGCCGCTCGAATTCCAACCATTGCATGTGCCGGCAGTGCGGGCACGGCACGAAATAGCGGCGCTGATCCGAGGCCTCGAACTCCCGCTCGATGCGCGAGATCCCGTGGATTGTCGGCGTCGAGGCGAGGAAGGTCTTGCTGCGCCACGAGAACGTCCGCGTTCGTGCTTCGGCCAGCGCAAACCGGATCCCCCTCCTCGTCAGCCGACGGCGGATAGGCGTCGACCTCGTCCAGGAATAGGTACCGCGCCGGCATCGAGCGCAGGCCGACCGCGCTGTTGGCGCCGGTGATGATGAGCAGCCCCGCCGGGAATTCCTTTGACAGCACCGTGTTCCCGGCATCACGCGCACGAGAGGGCTTGACCCGATCCCGCAATGCCGGGCTCTCCGCAATCAGCGGCTCGATGCGCTGTCGGGAAAAGCGCTTGGCCAGCTCGACGGTCGGCTGTACCGCCAGCATCGGCCCCGGCGCGTGATGAATGACATAGCCGATCCAGTTCGATCCCGAGGTCGTGGCACCCACCTGCGCCGACTTCATGAATACGATGCGACGGGCCGGGTGGCTCGACGACAACGCATCCATGATCGCCCGCATGTAGGGCGTGCGATCGGTGCGGTAGCGCCCGGGCTCCGCGGAATCGCGTGGGCTCAGGTAGCGATGCGCATCCGCCCATTGCGAGACCGTGAGCAGCGGATCGGGCCGCAGCCCATCCCGCCAGGACTGCCACAGCTCCTCGCCGCCATCGAAGTCGATCATTGGAACTCTGGCCTCAGCTCTGCAAGCTCGGCCAGATGGGCGCGGACTTGCGTCTCCAGAGCCCGTTGCATCGGATGCGGCTCGACGCCGAGGTCGGCCGCCATCAGGGCCGCCACTCGTGCCGGCCAATTGATCCAGGTGTCGCGCTCCTCGCGCGCCAATCGGAACACCAGCGCCGTTGCACGATCACGCTCGACCAGCTCGCCCTTCATGCGCTGAACGCGCAGGCGCGTGAGGTGCGCCATGGCGATCTCGCGCGCGGTGCGGGCCTCGACAAAGGTGACCCGGGCGCCCGCCGGTAGTCCCTGTTCCCGCAGCGTCTCGCGCACCGAGCCGAGTGCCGGCTCGGCTACGGGGCGGAGGTTCTCGGGCTTCGACCGAAGGGTCGACCTCTTGCGGCCGGGATCGGTTGAGCGCTCCCAGGAGGCGTCGGCCTTATCCGGGTCAATGGTGCCGTCGGGTTCCGGCGTGATCCGGCCGGTTTTGATCGCGCGCAGGACCGCGACGTGGCTGACGCCGCGATGCCGCGCATAGGCGCGGATTGATAATCCCATGATTGTTCTCGCGCCGACTTCGCAATCAAATTGCTCTGAAACGACTTGGCTGTTGCTCAAACCAAAGCATTCATGACGTCACGTTTGCAGATGGCGCGCTCCACAATCACAGCCCCGCACCGGCGGGGCTTGGAGTGGTAGCAGGGCTGCGGTGGTCGCGGCCCTCCTGCTGATGGAGCAAAGCCATGTCGCAACTATCGGATTCGCAGCTCGTCGTTCTCTCGGCCGCGTGCCAGCGCCCCGACCGATCCGTTTATCCTCTCACCGCCAAGCTCCCCGGCGGGGCCGCGGCCAAGGTCCTCGGCAGCCTGCTCAACAAGGGCCTGATCAAGGAAGTGCAGGCCAAGCGCGAGGACACGGTTTGGCGGGAGGACAGGAAGCGTGGCCGGTTGACGTTGCGCGTGACGCCGGCCGCATTCGAGACCCTTGGCATTGAGCAGGTCCAGGCGCCTGCCCGAGAGGGTGACGCGAATGCAGCCGCGGAAGCCGACACAGGCTCGCGCCGAATGCGAAAGACCGGCAAATCGAAGGACAAGCCACGCGGCACGCGCGTCAACGGCAAGCAGGCGCAGCTCATCGAAATGCTCAAGAGTCCTGAAGGCGCCACCATCGAGGAGATCGTGAAGAAGTTCGACTGGCAGCCACACACGGTGCGCGGCGCCATCGCGGGGGCGCTCAAGAAGAAGCTCGGGCTCGACGTCGCCTCGGAGAAGGACGAGAAGCGCGGGCGTATCTATCGCATCGTCGGTGAAGCAGACCCGCTCACGCAGATGTGAATTCGGTACGTATATTTACTTAGGTTACCGCAGGGTCGGGTCGAACTAGGCTTTATCCAGCCGGACAACCCCCAGCCCCCCATCCCCTCGAAATGTCCGGCCACAGAGTGGTCCCTGGTGCGTAGCTGCCGGGGGCCATTTTGTCTTGTCGGCGCTGCTTCGCTGGCCGCGTCACCGGCTGGATTTCCGGTCCCTACCCTCGGTGGCGAGCGCCTTCCTGACATCGGACTGTGAAATCCCGAACTGGCGGGCAATCGCGGAAGGCCTGACGCCAGCCTTGAAGGCAGCGCGCACGGCGTTCAGCTTGCCCGTTGTCAGTGACGTTGCGCCATCCTGGGCTGGCGCTTGAAGGGCTTGTGGCTTTGCATCTGCTGCGGACTTCTCTTTCGATCGCTGCGCTGTCAAGCGACCGCGGCGCTCGGCCTCCGTGGTGACAGCTGACAGCAGCGCATCAATTTCGCGATCGTCCAGCTGTTTGAGCGCTCCCGTCAGGTCCTTCGGCAAGAAATGGCGCGGCTGTGCGGGGTCGCTGGCCCTTCCCTGAGGAGCAGCCGGCAGCTCGGGCGCCTTTGTCGGAGGCTGAGCTGAAAACAGGTCTGGTGTTGTATCTGCAGACCGGCGGATTGGCATGACGCCAACTATGCCGCCGCCACTTCATCGCGGCAACAGCCGGTAATTCCGCTATGCTGCCGGTCTCTTCATGGAAGCCGCTTCGCCGAAGCTTTGCCCAGAGGATTGAAGTTTGGCAGCTTGTCCCGTCTGGTCCTCCCAGCGCTGGACGATGACATCGACATACCTTGGATCGAGCTCGATCAGCCGCGCCTGCCGCCCCGCCCGCTCCGCTGCGATTAGCGTCGTACCCGATCCCCCGAACGGATCGAGCACGATGTCGCGGCTCTTGGACGAGTTGCGGATCGCCCGCTCGACCAGCGCAACAGGCTTCATTGTGGGGTGCAGATCGTTCTTGGCGGGCTTGTCGAAGAACCAGACGTCGCCCTGGTCGCGCGCGCCGCACCAGTAGTGATTTGCCCCCCTCTTTCCAGCCGTATAGGATCAGTTCGTACTGGCGCTGATAGTCCGAACGGCCCAGTGTGAACGTGTTCTTCGCCCAGATCAAAAATGTCGACCACTTGCCGCCGGCCGCGCGGAACGCCTTCTGCAGCGTGTCGAGCTCGGAGGACGACATGCAAATGTAAACCGAGCCCTTGGTCACGGTGAGGATGTTCACGCACGCATCGTAGAGCAGCTCCCCGAACTCCTCACCGAGATTGTCGTTGAGGATGGGACGGTGCTTTCCCTGCCGCTTGTCTTTGTCCGAATTGGCATAGTTCACGCCGTAGGGAGGATCCGTGAAGGTCATGTCGGCCGGCGAGCCGTCCAGCACCTTTTCTACATCGGCCAGGACCCGGGCATCCCCGCACAGCACCCGGTGCTCGCCACAGATCCAGAGGTCGCCGGGGCGACTGACTGGCTCGACCGGAGGCCCGGGGGCATCGTCAGCGTCCTCATCGGGCTCGGCCTGTGTGGCTAGCAGCCGATCAAGCTCGGCGTCGTCGAACTGAACCGCACCGGGATTTTCGGAGGCTCCAACTTCTGAGAAAGTGGGAGCCATGACCAAGCAAACGAGCCACAAGTTTTCAGCTGAGGTCCGCGAGCGAGCGGTTCGGATGGTGTTTGATCACCAGACTGAGCACGGCTCGCAATGGGCCACGATCACGTCGATCGCAAGCAAGATCGGCTGCAATCCCGAGACGCTTCGCAGTTGGGTTCGCCAAGCTGAGCGCGACGAGGGCAAGCGACCGGGTCTGACGACGGACGAACGCGAGCGGATCAAGGCACTCGAGCGCGAGGTCCGTGAGCTACGTCAGGCGAACGAGATCTTGCGGAAAGCCTCAGCTTATTTCGCGGCGGCGGAGCTCGACCGCCCGTTCAAGAAGTGATTGGCTTCATGGAAGCCCACACGCGCGAGTTCGGGGTCGAGCCGATGTG